ATAAAGTTGGTGAAGGTTCTTTAAATGGTAAAGGCATAAATGCATCTTTGATACTTCCTCCAGGTGCATCTACATCTCTGAATTCTCCAGGCTGTATAGCTTGTGCCTCATCTCTAACACGGATTCCTCTTTGTTTAAATCCGGCCGGTAAATTACTTAAAGTTCCTGCGTCTAATAATTGACGTAATGCAGTGGTTGCTGTTCTTGATAAACCACCGATCATATGAATTAATCCAAAACCATAAAAGCCCAACCCAGGTAAAAATTTAAAATGTACAAAATAATCTATTTTAAGTTTTTGTGGATCCTCTAATTGATAGTTTCTTCTAATTGATAATATTTGTCTACTTCCTAGTTCTAGAGAAACAATATATGGAAGTTTAATTCCAGTTGGTTCTCCTTGTGAGTCTTTGTCTTCAAAACCTTCTAAATCTAAGTCGGTATGAATTTCTAAAACTGTAAAGATATCTTCTTCTCTAGTTTTTTTAACCCCTTCTAATTCTCTTTCTTTTTTCTCTACTTCTGTTTCTTGATTATAACTAGGTGTCAATTCTATGTCTTGATAAAAACCTGACACTTGTTTTTTTCTTAAATCATTTTCAGACATTTTAATTACATGCACAACTGCTTCTGCATCTTCTAAAGATGTAGCAGTGTATGGCACAACTAAGTCATCAGCTGGAACAAATTTTGATACAGCTCTGCCTAAGAGTTCGTCATAGTAGACTTTCTTAAAAGCAGAGCCACTAAGAGGGAGATAAAAAAGCATTTGGTCGAACTCGGGTTCGTACTCTTTCATCACATCCATGAGCTGATAGTTCATGAATTCTTTAACTCGATTTGATTGTTCTTCTCGAGCTCTATCTGCTAGTCCAACTATTTGTGTATGCACTGGACCTGTTGCAGGTAATAATTCTTTGTATGCTTGTGCTTGAAACTGTGTAACCGCTTCAGCTAACACTGGGTGTGTTGCACCTGAAGCTCCTTGAAATGGTTGTGTTGGGTTTTCGTATTTAAAACCTAATAAATCTAAACCTTTTGTATAACTATCTTCCCATGCTTTTCTTGAAGATTTATATTGATTATAATTTCCTGAAAGTTCAGAACCTAATTTTCCTAAAACATCTTCTGGTAATAATTCTGCTAAATTGTCAAAATGGCCGTCTGTTCCTGGTTGATTAACTGCTTCAGGATCAAAATTAATTGTTGCACTACCATCTTCTTCTTGAGTTACTTGTATATCATCAGGGCCAACTTGCTCTTTAATAGTTTCTTCTTGAGCAACTGCAATTTCTTCTTCTCCAGGTACTTTAATTTCAGTCTCTACGTTTGGTAGGGGTTTGTCTATTTTTGCCATTTATATTCTCCGAGTTCTTGACTGTTGTAGCTTGTTTTATGGGAACATTCAACCCTTGAGAATTAGGTCCTCTCAAAGGTGGGATTTCCTTCCATTTAACGTGTTGCATATTTATCACAAGAGTTTTATTTTTCATTACCTAAAAAAATCCTCATCTGATCTATTTTTACCAGTAAATAGTTTGTATCCTTGATAACCCAATGTACCAAGTGTTGCTAATCCAGCACCAATAGACAATGCAGGCAATGCTGCTGTTCCCGCTAAACCTAAAGATGCAATACCAAGTAATCCTCTTGACATTCCGGCTTTACCTAAAGCTTTTACTGCAGGATTCATAAATGCGGCACCTAAATAATTTAATGGGTTAGTTGCAATTTCACCTACATCTTTACCCTCTCTTACATCTTGTGCAATGTAGCCTAGAGTAGATGGTACCTGTACTATTGGTGCACCAAGTGCCCATAAACCTTTTCCAAGAACACCTTTTTCTAATCCTAAAGCTGCTCTAGTTCTACCAACACCTTCTGGTAATGGTCCAGCTTCACCAACACCTCTAGCTGTTCTATAAACACCTTTTGCAATTGGTGCAGTTAATCCTGCTGCAGCGGCAGCTTCTAATTTAAACTGGTTGTCTAATAAAATATTGTCATCAACTTCTTTACCCTTTTGTTCAACATCAGCAATAATCATTCCTTCCATTTGACTATCGTTAGTTAGATATGTGCTAGGGTCATCGTTTCTAAATTGTTTAACCAATGCACCAGCTCCAACGCCCGCGGCTACGGTACCAAGGCCCAGGGCAGCAAGAGTTCCAAATCTTCCTTTAAATAAATTTGGATTATCTTTTAGTGCTGTTAAAAATTTTGTGCTTGAATTTTTTACTTTGTTTGCAATACCTTCTGTTTTATTAACATCTTGCGCTAATTTTTTAGGGTTAGTTTTTAAAGCGTCACTAACTTCATCAACACAACCAACTCCACCATTTGCAAACCCAACTCTTCCACCTTTATTTAAAAAAAGTTGACAAACATTTCCTTTATTAGTTTTTGCATAATCTAAAAGTAATGATTCAAAATCTTTTACTTTTTTAAGTACGCCTCTTGGCAAAACTGTTCCTTCACTTTTTGTTTTTCGTAACATTTCCTCTAACGATAATGATTGTCCAAAAGTTCTATTTCCTCTTGTTGCTCCTGAAGGTGCAGATACTGTGTCTAGTTCAGATATACCAGATTTATATTCTTTAAAAGCATCTTTAACTTTTTGCGTAACTTTAATAGTTCCTGTTTTAGGGTCTTTAGCATTATTGTAAATTCTTTCAAAAGCATCTTTAACCCTAAACTCTTTTACGTTATCATTTAGAAAAGCTAAACTAACTTTTAAAGGATTTCTTTGTCTTCCTAAATTATGTTGGACAGTAAAAGCATTTTGTGCTTGTCCCGGATTATACCCAGGAATTAATTGACTATTAATAAGATTTCTTAAACCCGGTATTGAATCTATAAACTTTTTTTGTTGGTAAGGTTTAACAGCTTCTTGAAAATTAACTATATTAAAAGATCCTGCATTTTTATTGATAAAATTTTTTAATTGATTTCCTTTTGAAGCAATATCTTTTCCAAAAGTAAAAGTCTTTCCAGTTACACTGTCTTTAATTTTTATATTGTCGCTAAAAAAATTTCCACGATCCATACTTTTTTTAAAACCTGAAGCGATACTAAATCTACCATTACCGGGATTTTCTCTTGCAGTTTTAACAATATCTTTCCACAAAGCTTCTGTTGCTGTAGTAGCTGGTGGGTCCATTCCTTTTAATTTATATTCTTTTGCTTTAGATCTTACTCTATTAGCTTTCATTCTAGCTCTTCCTTCTTCTGTCTTGATATCTCGTCTGTATTTTTTTAATTGTCTTTCAGCTCTTTTTGCTTTTTGTTCTGGGCTTCTTCTTGCAGCGGCTCCTCTATCAATTGCTCTTTGTCTAAAAAGATCTAAACTAATTTCACCTTTATTGTAACGTTTAATGTTTTCTTTTGTAGAAAGTTTTTTAATTTCTTTAACTGTTAAAGGTTTATTAGTTATTTTTGAAAAACCAACTAATCCTGCATCTCTTGCTCTGTCAGCAATAATGGTAGCCGTAAAATTTTTACCATCTTTTGTAACGTAATCTTTATTTAATATTTCTGCAATTTCACTAAAAGTTTTTTGTCCTTTATGTTTTGTTAAAATTTCAATGAATTTTTCTTTAGTTAATATTGTCTTAGCCATTAGACCTCCAAGATCTTAGCTAGTCCGCCTTTTGCAAAATCTTGTACTTCATCGACAAACCGTGCAGTGAATCTATCGAATCTTGGATTGTCAGGTTTTAATCCTGCAGCGTCTTTTACGTTATCCATAACTCGTCTTGTAAAAGTTATAATATCTTCACCAGTTGCACCTGATGGAAGTGCCTCTAAAATTCTTGGTCCAAAATATTTTTCAACTAATATTAATGGATCACCCATAATACCGCCGCCACCTTCAGTAATGTATTTTACATCTTGTGCATCTACTATAGTTCCAAGTTTAGTTGCAAAGGTGTCATCTACTTTTAAAGCTTCTACTAAAAATTCTCTAGCTGATGCACGTTTAGATGCTGCGTCGGGCATATTAGCTATTGCAAATCTTGCATCAGCAGCATCACTTGCTGCATTTAACCTATCAACTTCTTTTTGTAATTTAGCTGCACCTTCTGGATCTGTTCTTCTTACAAAATCTATAAAATCCATACCACCTTTACCCTGCATAGTCACAACGTCTTCAACGTTCATAACGGGTGCTGCAATATCGTCTGCTCCTCCACGTGAACCTGGGGGTGGTAAGTCATCTATATTGTCAATATTAAGTCTAAGCATATCTTTTATATCTTTATCAGAGGCTTTAGGAAAATTACTTCTTAAATTATATTCTGCATCAGACACGTTTTTAACTACATCATCTGCTAAACTTTGTTCTGCTCTTAAAGCACCAAGACCTTCTTGATCCAGGTTCCTGATCCCTGTTGCCATGTCAGTGATGTTAGCAATTTGTCTAGGGTTATAAAACTCATCGAGCTTTAACATATTTTCGTATAACTTTCCTGCTTGAACATCGTTTAATTTGTCAGCAGTCAAATAGCCTATAGGGCTTTTTAATTCTTCTAGTATTTTTGATTTACCAAGTGCGCCTACAGCTTCCATATTAATAGACATGTCGACAAAGGGTTCTGGATTCTTACCTGTACCTAGAAAAGTAATATTAGACCGGGAACCAAGGACATCATTCATGTTCCCACCTAATTTTGCGTATAATTTTACAATCGATTCTACTAATTCTTTTTTAGCCATAATACTTTACTTGTCCTCTAACAATTGGCTCATCTTTGTAATCTTCTGGGTGTCGAACCAAACCACCCTGTCTAATTCGCATGATTGCCTGTGTCGTACTATCGACGTAGTCATCATGATCTCCGAATGGAAATGATGCACATTCTTCCACTACTTCTTGTGCAAAATTTC